ATCGAACTCGGGTTCATACTCTTTCATCACATTCATGAGTTGATAGTTCATGAAATTTTTTACTCTTGTCGACTGTTCTTCTTTTTGTTTATTTACTATACCCATAATTTGAGTATGCACTGGACCAGTCGCTGGAAGTAATTCTTTGTAAGCGTGTGCTTGAAACTGTGTTACCGCTTCAGCTAATACAGGGTGTGTTGCACCACTTGCATTTGAAAACGGTTGTGATCTTGTTTGATATTTAAATCCTAATAAATCTAGACCTTTTGTATAGCCATCTTCCCAATCTTTTCTAGATGCCTTATACTGTGTATAATTTTCATATAGCTCAGATCCTAGGCTACCTAAAACATCATCTGGTAAAAGGTCTGCTAAGTTATCAAAATGTTCATTTGTACCTGGCTGGTTTACAGCCTCTGGGTCGAAAGTAATTGTAGCACCACCATCTTCATCTTGTTCAACTTGGATATCTTCTGGTCCAACTTGTTCTTCGATGTTTGCTTGAGATGCTTCTACAAGCTCTTCTTCACTAGGTAACTTTATTTCCTGCTCTACGTTTGGTAAAGCTTTGTCTATTTCTGACATTATTTTTCTCCGAGTTCGATACCACTATAGTCTTTTTCCCAGGAACATTCAACCCTTGTGGGTGAGGTCCTCTCTCTGGTGGTATCGTAGTTGTTAGTTTTTTAGTCATCTAATAATCCTAATCCTTGTATTGCTGCAGAGGCTGCAAATCCACCTATACCTGCTCTAGACAATAATCTTAATGCTGGTCTGCTTAAACCTAATCTAGCAACCTTTCTAAATGCTGATGGCAGCCCTCTTGTAAGTTTTGGTGTTTGATCTGCAAATGCAGGATATAAATAGTTTAGTGGATCTGTTGCAATATCCATTGGTGAATCTCCTTCAGCTATTTGACTTGTAATATCTCCAGCTGCAAGAGGGGCTAGTAATGCAGGAGATGCTGCAACTCCTAATCCTCTACCTAGAACTCTTAAACCTGTTTTTACAACGCCTTTTGGTTTTCTTTCAATACCAAGTGCTCTTGACTTACTTGCTTTGATTGTTGATGGCGCAACTAGTGCCGTTGATCCTGCAACAGACGCACCTAATGCAGGTAGTTGATAATCTAAAATTGCAGGTCTTTCTATATCAATTGATACAGGTTGTGTTGCCATATCAACCAACATATTTTTCTGTTGATCTTCGTTTGATAAATAAGTTGTTGGATCATCATTTCTAAATAATTTAACAAGTCCTACTGCTGTTCCTACAGCTGCACCTGCACCAAATGTTTTTACACCCGGTGATTTTGCAAAATTTAAAACTTTTTGAAATAGTCCCTCTGGATTATTTTTTACAGCATTATCAAAAGATGTTAAACACGCTTTTACTGAACCACCATTTGCTTTTCCAAAAATAGAACAAATATTGTTAGTATTGTTTTCAAATTCTTGTCTTACATTTTTTAATATTCCTCTTGGAAGATTAACCCCTCTTGCTTTGGTTTCTCTCAACATTTCATCTAAAGGTAGACGTTCTCCAAAATCTCTAGTTCTTGTAACCATGGAAGGTTGAGACGCTATGCCAGCAGGTATAGAATCTTTATAAAGTTGAAAAGCTTTTTTCTTTTCAGATAAAGTTTTAGAATTATTCCAAGTTTGTTCAAAATTGTTTCTTACTTGTGATTCTTTTAAATTTACATCTGCATTTGAAAGATGAACATTAAACGGGTCATTATATCTTCCAGCTACATGCTGAACTTCAAAAAAATTACGTTTATCTCCTGCGTTCCAATTCTCAATTAATTTAGAATTAATTTCATTTCTAAGACCCGGTGTTTTATTTATAAAAATTTTTTGTTCGTAAGGTTTAATTACATCTTTATAATTAAATCCTGTATTTTTAAGATTGATATATTTTTCTAGATTTTTAAAAGTAATTGTTTTACCTGTTTCTTTATCTATAATTTTAGCGTTTAAAAATTCATTAAGACTAATATACTTGCTATATTTTTTATCTAATTTTAATCTATTGTCTACTTTTTGATTTTGAGCTGTAACAAATAAATCTCTCCATAACGCTTCTTTAGCTGTTTTAACTGGAGGTGGTATTCCTTTTTCTAAATAACGTTTTTGATTAAACGCGTATTGAGAAGCTTCAACTTTTTCAGGATTAGCTTTAGCCCAATCTCTTTTAGCTTTAGCTATTTTTTCTGCATACTCTGGATCAGTTCTTCTTCTTTCTGTTTTAATTATATTAGCTCTTTTGTTTCTTACTTTATTTTTTATTTCTTTTTTAGTTAATCCTTTAATATTAATTCCAAGTGTTTTAGCTTCTTGTTTAAAAGATTTTAAAGTTTTGGTTGCCCCATATTCAAGAGGAGCTTTACTTTTTATATTATTATCAAGTCTTTTTTTTCTAACACTTTTGCTATTAAACTCGGTTCCTTGATTTGTTCTATAACCTATATCATTTAGGTATTCAGCGAAATCTACATCTGTTACTTCGCCTGGAAAATTTTTATATAATTTAATAAATTCAGATGCTGAAAGTTTCATTACACCTCCAGGATGCCGGCAAGACCACCGTTTCTAAATCCAGTGCCAATCTCAATACCTAACTTCATTTGTATTTCTTTAATTGTATCTGGAAACTCTTCAGGATTTTTTAATGCTTGGTTTAATACTTTAAAATATTCTGTCTTTTCTTTTCCTTGTAAACTTGGATCGACAGCAAGTTCTTTAAACATTCTCGTAATATCTTTACCTGTAATTCCATATTGTTCTACGGCTGCAAAACCTTGTCCAGCTCCTTTTTCTAAAGCTTGTTTTCTTTTATACAAACCTAAAGCTTTACCAACAAGTTTACCTCTAAAGAAACCCGGTCTTGCTAAACCACCTTTTGCAAATTCAAAATCTTCTGGATCAACCATGTCAGGATCAAAGTTTCTATCTGTTATGTTTCTTCCTTTTGCATCTTTAACTGCAACTAATCTTTCTGCAAATTTTTGTATATCATCTGCACTGTCTAATTGTGCAACAGATGATGCAACCTTTGGTCCAAAATATTTTTGTACTAATAACAATGGATCACCCATGCCACCGCCACCACCTTCAGTCATAAATCTAAAATCATCTGCTTCCATAATTGATGATAAAGTTGGACCATCCGGGAAACTTGGATCTTCTAAATCTTTTACTCTATTTAAAAACTCTCTAGCATTTGCTCTTGCAACTGGTTGAGCATTTGCTGATACACCTGCGTTTAAATAAATTTTATTTACAATATCATCTATAATTAAATTAGTGCCTTTAACATTTTTAATTGCCTCTAAACCTGCACCTGAGAATGGCGCTGCGATATCATCTGGTCCACCACGTGAACCTGATGGTGGTAGATCATCAAAATTAAAACCTGTTTTTAACATCTGTTTTATTTGGTCATCAGACGCTGTAGGAAAATTACTTCTTAATTCTATTTCTGCGTCAGACATTGAGTCTGCTAACTTTTTACCCTTTTCTTCTAATCTTAGACTTGCAGCTATTTCAGAGTTTGGATCTATGTCATCAAGCTCTCTAGCTCTTTTTAAATTTTCTAAAACTTCATCGCTAGGTGCAAACCCTGTTGCTGCAAAATTTTCTGAAGTAATTGGATCACCAGCTTTATACTTTGTTGGATCTCCTCCTTGTCTCAAAGACATTAAACCAGCCTTATCTAAGTCTCTAGTTCCTGTCGCAAGATCTGTTACGTTCGCTGGCGCTGCTGGTGGAAAGTAAACACTATCCATCGTCTGCATGTTTCTTAATAACTGATTCGCTTGTATATCGTTCAGTTTACCGGAGACCGCATATCCTACTGAGCTTGTTAATTCTTCTACTGCTTTTGATTGTGGTAGCACGGCTAATGCATCAGCGTTGATGTCCATGTCCAACATCAACTCTGGAGACTTACCTTTACCTAAAAAATTTACATTTGTTTTTGTGCCAAGGACATCATTGGTGTTACCACCTAATTTTTTAAATAGTCCAAGTATTGCATCAATGGTTTGTTTCCTAGCCATAATATTCTAACCTACTTCTATCTGGTAACGGTTCGTCTTGATATGAATCACGATTACGAACTAAGCCACCTTGTTTAATACGCATAATCGCCTGTGTTGTGGAGTCGACATAGTCATCATGATCTCCAAACGGAAATGATGCGCACTCTTCCACAACTTCTTGAGCAAAGTGTTCATGCATAGGAGCATGGACCACATCCTCCTTTT